AAGATGCTTCAGGCACAAGTTTTAGAGGTATGGGTATAAATTCAATTAATAATTTTTATGTTGGACCAATAGATTCTTTTGCAGGTGGATTTATGCTTTATGGTGCTTCTGCAAATACAAGTGGACACGTATGGTATTCAGGTAATGCTGAAGCTATGAGAATAGATAGTTCTCAAAATGTCGGTATAGGAACTAACTTACCTGGTGCTAAGTTAGATGTTACTGGTAGTAATGATACTACTAATATGATTATAGGAGCACCAACACATCTTGTCGGTGGTGGTAGTTTATCTGAACATCAATCACTTTTATTTGATAATACAAATGTAGCAGGTGCTTCAGGACAAGTATTATTAAGACATTATGCTAACTCTCACAATGATTCTGAAGGTGCATTAGCTATACTTACAACAAGTACTGGTGGAACAACAGCAGAAGCTATGAGAATTAGAGGTTCAGGTAATGTCGGTATAGGAACTTCATCACCTTTAAGTAAACTTCACATTGAGGAAACTACTAATGATGCAGATGCTTTAATGATAAGACAAGTAGCAGGTGGTAGTGGTAGTGTTCAAGGTAAAGTTCATATTGGTATGAATCACTTCAATAGCACATATCCATCAGTAAGAATTACAGCAGAAGAATATGGTGTAGCAGATTATAGAGGTAATTTAGCATTTTCTACAAGAGCAGCAACAAGCGATGCAGTGCCAACAGAAAAAATGAGAATTACACACGATGGCAATGTCGGTATAGGAGTTACATCACCTACAGAAAAATTACAAGTAGATGGTAATATAAAAATTGAAGATGGTGGTACTTATCCTGCATTATTGTTTGATGATGTTGATACAGGTGCTTATATAGCAAATAATGCCAATGGTTTATTTATTGGTAAAACCAATAGTCCAAGCTCAACTAATGATATTTTAAAACTTGATTTAACTTATTCAAAACTTGTAACTGCTGGTGGATATTTTGAAATAGGTGGAGGCTCTTCTATTACAGGTATTTTAGGATTTAATAGAAATATAAGCACAGGTGCTATTCACAATGGAAGTTATGGTGCATATCAAATGCAAAACGAGGGTGGAACATTTCGTATTCAAGTATATAATTCATCTGGTGGTAGTGTTAATGCTAATGCTTTTGTTATTAAAGATACTGCTAATGTCGGTATAGGAGAAACCAGTCCTGAAGCTAAGCTACACATTAAAAATGCTTCTGCTGGAACATTTACTGCAAGTAATTCACAATTATTAGTAGAGAACAACACTACTGTTCGTTTAACACTTCTTAGTCCTGCTGCTAATGGTTGTAAAATAGAATTTGGAGATATTAACGACCAAGATGTTGGTATGATTAATTATGACCACTCAAATAATTATATGGCATTTACTACTAATGCTACAGAAGCAATGAGAATAGACAATAGCCAAGATGCACACTTTGACCAAGATGTTATTGCATTCTCTACTACACCATCTGATATAAGACTAAAAGAAAACTTTGAAAAAATAGAGAATGGATTAGATGTAGTAAGCAAATTAGAAGGACATACATTTAACTGGAAAAAGGGTGGAGATAGATTAAGTGCAGGATTTAAAGCACAAGAAGTAGAAAAGATTTTACCACATTTGGTTGATGAGAAAAAACTACCATTAAAAGCAGATGATGATAAAGAATACAAGATTTTACGATATGAGGAAATGATACCTTATTTAGTAGAGGCAATAAAAGAACAACAGAAACAAATAGAGGAATTAAAAAATGGCTAAAGTAATCGCAGAAAAAGTACAAGAACAAGTACAAGTTGATTCACCTAAAATGGTAGAAATCAAGCATACAAGAACTATGCAAGATGCATCTGGTAAAGATGTAGAAGTGGTAGACTGGACTGATGTTAAATCAGTAGATGAAGCTATATCACAATGTGAAGCACATAAAGCTAATCTACAATCACAACTTACTGAGTGTGAAGCAGAATTAGCAGACTATATAGCAATAAGAGACGCTGAGTAATGGCAACTCCCAGAATATCAAGCACTAACGTAGGAGTAGGAACTGATTTGGTTGCTGGAAGCGACTGCAATGAAACTACTGATATAAGTTTAGCTAGTTTGTGTACTGGGAGTGCATACAATGGAATAACAAATACATTTGGAGCAGATGGCGGACCTTTGGATACAGTAGATAAGGTTGGAGGAACAAACAATCCATTGTCTTCTACTCAAATATTAGCAAGTGACTTAATATTAGATAATATAGGAAACGCTCCATTTAATGTAAGTCATACTATCGGTGGAGAATTTACGTAAGAAAAATTATGAAAGTAAGTGAATACAGAGAACAAATGGCTGAAAGAGTTGCTGTTATAGAAGCTCAAGTAATTGATATTTATCACGATATTAAAGAGATTAAAGAATTACTTAAAGAGCAAAATGGTAGAGTACGTACTAATGAAAAAAACATTGCACGTATTACTGCTGTTGGTATGTTTATAGCAATGGTATTAGGCTTATTGTAAAAGTGGATAAAATGGATAAGTACGTATATGTGGGCATTTGGGTTGTCTACTTTTTGGTTATACTTGCAATTAGTATTTTTGGATAGTAGTATAGAAAGTATTAGGAAAGAAATAAAATAGGTATTATATTTGACATCATGCGTAAAGTATTCGGACCAACACAGAAAAGACAAACAAATGGAAAGAAGAAAACTCGTCAAGGAATGTCGAATAATACTAAATATGGAAGTAAAATTAGTAGTAAATACTATAAAAAGAAAAGTAGAGGACAAGGATAATGGCTAGAGAAAAAGATTCAAGACTTACTAGAGCTGGTGTATCGGGTTACAACAAACCTAAACGTACACCTAGTCATCCTAAAAAATCGCACGTAGTGGTTGCAAAAGTTGGAGACAAGGTAAAGACTATACGTTTTGGTCAACAAGGCGTTAGTGGTGCTGGTAAAGCTCCTAAAACCGCAGCTGGTAAAGCACGTAGAAGAAGTTTTAAAGCAAGACACGCTAAGAATATAGCTAAAGGCAAAATGTCTGCAGCATATTGGGCAAATAAAGTTAAATGGTAGGAGGATAATACAATGCCAATGGGAAAAGGAACATACGGTAGTCAAGTCGGTAGACCACCAAAGAGAAAGAATAGTACTGACAATTATGCACAAACAGAAAGAGGTAAGGGACAGAATAGTACTGACAATATGAATGATGGACCTATTGATAAGAAGTTAACACCAAAACAACGTAAGCTTCCAAAACAATTAAAAGAAGCTATTTTAAAAGGTAAAAGAGATAAAAATAAATCGAGTATTTAATGCCAAAGAAAGCTAAATCAAAAGTAAATCAAGCTGGTAACTACACTAAGCCATCAATGCGTAAACGATTGTTTCAAGTGATTAAAGCTGGTAGTAAAGGGGGAAGGCCTGGACAATGGTCTGCTCGTAAAGCACAGATGCTTGCTAAGCGATATAAAGCAGCAGGTGGAGGTTATAAGTAATGGCATTAGCTAAGTCACAACAGAGTTTAAAAAAGTGGACTAAGCAAAAGTGGGGAACAAAGTCTGGTAAAAAGTCATCAGAAACTGGTGAACGTTATTTACCTGATGCTGCAATTAAAGCATTAAGTGATAAAGAGTACGCAGCTACTACACGTAAAAAAAGAAAAGATACTAAAAAGGGAAAGCAACATTCTAAGCAACCTAAAAAAGTAGCTAAAAAAACAAAAGCTTATAGATAATAACATAATAGGAGACCACTAACAATGGCAAAAGAAAAAAACGTAGACCTAAGACAAGAAGCTGAGACTAAAATGGAAACAATGGTTGAACAGCATAATACACTTGTACAGGAAATACAAGAGGCCCAAGGTAGATTGGGAGAAGTTAAACAAATGATAATCGAGCATCAGGGATATATGAAAGGCCTAGAAGCTTGCAACAAAGATTGTGAGGTAAAATAATGGGACCAATTTTAGGAAAGTTACTTGCAAAACTAGGTACTGAAAAAGTATTGAAAGCTATCGTATTACATTTAGGAGAACACTTAGTTTCTAAGTCTTCAAATAAATTAGATGACAAGCTGTTTGCAGAAATTAAAAAAGCACTTAAATAATAGGAGGTTTCATTGAAACTTAAAAAACGTGGTATCGTAATACCTGACCAGCATTATCCATTAGAGGATAGAGCTGCAGTAGAATGTGTTAAGAAAGCAATACTCAAAGTTAAACCTAAGGTGTTTGTAAACCTGGGAGATGTTGGAGAATGGGAATCTTGTTCTGCTTGGAAGTACAAAGATAAAAAGTTACCACCATTAGAGTTTCAATTACCTTTAGTAGATGAAGATATAAGGTTAGTGAATGAAGGATTAGATGAATGGGATGAAGTACTTAAGAAAGTTAAATGTAAAGAAAAGTATCTCCTCCAAGGTAATCACGACCTCTGGTTGGATAATTTCGCTAACAAGTATCCCTATCTTAGTGATTATACATTTTTTAAAGCGTGTAAAATCAAAGAGAGAGGATACAAATACACAGAATACAACTTACCAATCCAAGTAGGTAAGTTAGTATTCTTTCATGGTGCGTATGCGACAACGTATCATGCTAAAAAACATTTAGAGTCGTATGGTGAGAATGTTATGTATGGACATACCCACGACATACAACGACATACTATGACAAAGTTTGATGGAAACATTGGTGCTTGGTCTATGGGATGTTTGAAAGATATGTCACACGAGAATAACAAGTGGTTAAAGGGTAGATTACATAACTGGGGTCACGCATTTGCTATTGTAGATTGGTTTGACAATGGTGAATTTAAAGTAGAAGTAGTAGAAATAACAGATGGTAAAACAACTCTATGGGGTGAGTTAATTGACGGTAACAAGTAACTCTATCGGGGGAAAGTCTAAAGGCGTTTCTACTAATAATAGCAGAAGACTATACAACAAAAAGAAAAAGAGAAAAAAAAATGCCAAAAAGAAGTATAAACGTAAATAATTTTAGTGGTGGGCTAAATAGTACAGCATCTATAAGAGATTTAAAACCTAATCAATTTCATGTATTAGAAGGTTTAGATAATGAAATATTTGGAAAGTTAGTTACACTAGGTAAAATAGTAGATGAATCTGTTACTGAAAATCCAAATACACTACCTGCATCTGTTAATAATGGTAATGGATTATTACATTTTAATACAGATTACGATATTACTGATGCTTCTGAAGCTTCTAAGGAGTATATTGCATATCACGATAAGACTAATAGAGTTGTAAAGTTTATAGATTTAAGTGATAATAATACCATAGTAGAGCCATCTACAGCCTCTGTGACAGTTGCTACGGCAGGTACTGGTAATATTGATATGTTTATAGCAGATGGTAATTTAAGAGTTTGCAGAGAGTATCCTAATAATACACCTAAAATAGTTAGCCGTATTGAATATACTAGAAATTTTGGTACATCTGGTTCTCAAAATGAAAATCCTCAGTCTGGTAAAATGGGTGTTAATAGTATGAATGTTGCACCTGTTCAAACAAATACAGATGGTACTGGTATATATGATAACAAAATGTTATTGCCTAGTGGAAGCGGACCAAGACAAGCAGCTAACTCTGAAGTACATATGTTTTCAGGTTTACCATATTATCAAAATACTTCAGGTACGGCAAACAATGGTTATGTAGCTTTATCTCCTGCTAATATTAATACTAGACTTGGTGATACTGCATCAAGCACAGGAACTATGGGTTGTATTGCATATTTTGATGGAGCACCAAGTACTGACCAAGCAGATAGAAGTGATATTGTAGTTTATGGTGCTGCTGATAAAAGATATGGATTATGGGGTACGTTAATATATGATGGAGTACAAGAAAGTGGACCTACATTTTTAGGAATTATAAAACAACCTAATGGTATGACAGAAAATTTAAATCATATATTATATCTTTCTTTTATTGGAAGAGAGCCAGGTAAAGATAGGGTAACTGGATTTAAAGTATATTGGGGTTTGATTGACAGTTATAAAGAGGTAAATAATGAAGCATTCGGTGAAGTAGACAGCAGGTATTTATTAGCAGAAGTTAATTATGAAAAAGGTGTTAGATTAAGTGGAGTTAGCGGATATAGTTCTTTTGAAGAAATAACTGGAGCAACTAATAAATACTATTACGTATATCCTCCATCTGCTTCTACTCCTACATATTTACAAGGTCAAATACTTACAAAACTTAGTACAGAAGAACCTTTGTTAAGCAATACCCATACTGTTGTGGGTAGAGATGGAACTGGATGGAAAACATCTACTATATTAAATAGAAAAGCATATATAGGTAATGTGAGATACTATAATCAAGAAGGTACTTTAGTTACTAAAAATGACAGAGTATTAAAATCTAATGTAAATAGTTTTGATTTTTTTGAAGAAGATGATTTTATAGATGTTGAAATTAATGACGGAGAAGATATTACCTTGCTAAAAAATTTAGGTGGTAGATTGCTGCAATTTAAACAAAACACATTATATATTATAAATGTTTCTAGAGATATAGAGTTTTTAGAAGGAACCTACGATTATCGTGGATGTTTAAATCAATCGCATTTAGTTAAAGCTGAAGGGTTTGTAGCTTGGTTTAATAAACATGGAATATTTTTATATGACGGTAATAGTTTAGTTGATTTAGTTCAAGATAAAGATACTGGACAAAATTTAATTAATTGGAAAACCGACTATAGGGATAGTATGAAAATTGGATTTGTACCATTTAAAAAACAATTAATTATATTTGATAAATACGACCCAACTAATTATGATAATGGAAAAATATACGTATTTGATTTAAAGTCTGGTTCATTTACTACAGAAACAAATTCAGGATATACTTCTAGTGGATATGAGGTATTTCCTGCAAATGATACTACTAATTTTATAAATGACAACAATGGAGATTTATTTTCTTTAGAAGCAAGTCAATTATTAAAATGGAATAGCAACACTTCCAGTAAAGATTACAATGGCGGTGGACAAGTACTGATGAAAACAAAAGAGTTTGATTTTGGTAGTCCTGATGTTCCTAAAAATTTAAATGCTATTCAAATAACTTATACTAACGGAACAAATATATCAGTACAAATAATACCAAGTACTAATGGTAGTAATAACGGTGATGCTGTAACTATAGGTTCGTTAGATAATACAAGTGGTGACAGAAAGGTAAAGAAATTTACTATATCAAGTTCTAATTTAAAAAGCAGTGCGTCAGAAAAAGTATATGGATATACGTTACAATTAGTTACAAGTGGTAATAGCGGCACGCCAGTAACAATAGATTCTAATTTTTCTATTGACGATATTCAGTTTATTTACAGAGAAAAGGTACTTAGATGACAGATAAAAATAAAAGATTTTTACAAAAAGTATCTACATTACAATCTTATGTACCTCACGCATTTGTAGCTAAAATGATGCCTAAAAATAATGAAGGTAAAGATGGTGATTCTAAATTTGTAAAACTTGGTAATAAATTATACCAGGTAATTAAAAATAAAAAAAGATGGGAAAAACAAGAAATTGGAGTAACTGGAACTACTACAGCTGCTACAACTACTTCAACATCTGGTTCTGGAACTGGTACTACAACGTATAATCATGTTATAAATTTAACAGCAATATATACACAAGAGTCTGCAGGTCCAATAATTACATTGAATTGGGACTACACTTCTACAGATACTAGCTTTACTGCAAGTGGTGTTGTTAACATACAGATTAAAAGAAAAAGAAGTACATTAGGTGTTATGCCTTCTGAATATACTCACATACTTAATAGTAGTGGTGATTTTATATCTATTACTGGAAATGAAAACACCATATATTCTACTTCAAATGACCAAGATTTTGTTGACGATAGTGTTGAAAATTCTGGTACTGTATTTCAATATGAATATCAATATGAAATAAGTGCTTTTTATGGAAGTGATGCAATGCAACCAGATAGTATTCTTGAAGGTACTGCGGAATCTACAAATTATGGACCTGTTCCTTTTTATAGTCAACGTATACAATATACTGAAGATAGCGGTACTTACGGTATTAGTAATGGATATATTTTTACTGGGTTATGGAGTAATGGAAATTTGGTAGCTTGTGCTACTGCTACGAATACCCCTACAAGTTTAGATGATACAGGAGGAAATGTAGCATATGATGTATTATCTCAAACATCTACATCTTTATATGGTAATTTTTCATCAACTAGTTTATCTACTGGTAAAAAATTATACACGGATACTGGGTATAGCAGTTTGTATACTCAATCTAGTAGTTACTCTAGACTGGGTTTAAAAGGGGTAGCACCAACATTTTATATATTTAAAACAGATAGTAGTGGAAATATAGACTATTTAAGAGATGCTAAACCTGCAAATATAACTAGTGTAGCATTGCAAGGAAGTGCACAAAATACATCGTTAACAATACGTATTACTGCAGATACTGTAACAACATCTAATTTTACAGTATACAAGAAAGTAAATGGAACTTCTAATTATGATGCTGGTACTACGTTTACACCTAGTGCAAGTGGAAATACATCTAATACAGCAGTGACAACAGATTGTCAATTAACGGGACTAGCACAACTAACACGATACGATGTAAAGGTGGTTGCTAACGGTCAAGGTACAAGTGCAGACTTTGAATATAGCGATGCTTCTTTAACTACTACTGGAACTTCAGCACCAACAATATCTGTAAATGATAGCAATGTTTCAGAAGTAAAAAGTACAGGAGGTACATATTATTCTGATGTAATTACAATGACAGTTACAAATGGAGAGGGTAGTATATATGTTCAAAAATTTCCACTATCTAATAATTATAAAGATTGTAAAATACGTGTTGCTAGTAGTGCTACTGATAAAATTACAAGCGGTGGTACTTGGATAACAGTTAGTGAATATGCTCAACAAACTACATTAACACCATCTAGTGGTACTTTATATTTACAATTTAGAGGTTCATTAAGTTATAGAGCATCTACAGATACTTATTATGCATCACGAACAAAATTTACTTTTAGAGAAACAACAACAGGTGGAACTGCAACACAGGATGTTTATGCAGGATTTATATGGCAAGTAGTACAACCATAAGGAGGAACAATGGCAAGTAGAGCAGATTTAATTATGGCACAAGTTCGTGGAGAGCTAAGCCAAATTTATAGAAAGAAAAAAGATGAAGGTAGTGTCATTGATGATGTTACCGCAGGTATATTAGGATATCAAACAGGACAAGAAGCTATGTATGCTTTAGAAGGTGCTGTAAAAGATTTTAGAACAGATTATTTAAAAGGAAAATTTGATTCTGATAGTTTACGTGGTAAAATAGGGGAAAGAATTTATGGTAAAAATGTTGAATTAAAAGATTTAACACCAGAGCAAAGAGCTTTGGCTAAAGGAAAAAATGATACTTTAAATATTAATCCAAGATTAAGTTCTAATGTGGATACTATTAGTCTTTTTGCTCCTAAAGAATCGTTAGTTGCACCAGTAAAACCACAATACGAATTTGATAAAGAAGAGCCTACAATGTTAGGCGATATGGATACTAGAGAACAACCAGTTAAACCTGAATATTCTGTTCCTTCTGAACCAGAAGATATGGCAGGAGAATTTGTATTACCAGTAGATGAAGTTAATATAGATTTAATAGACGTTGCAAGTAAGATGTATTTAGATAATACTCTTGATACAACTATGACTAATGGTTCGATGCTAAATCCAGTATTTGCAGAATCAACAGGATATAATTATTCTAATGTTAATTTGAAGGATATACCTGGGGTAGATTATGATTTAGAGGCTATTAAAGCAACTCAAACAGCAGCAGGTGTAACAAGATTTTTTACAGGTGGAGACATGAGTGATGTCAAACCCAAACAAGATGAAATAGCAAATGAAGCAATAAACAAACTAACAACAGGATAAGTTATGGCACAAGATAAATTAACAAAAATACAAGAAGAACTTAAAGTAGAAGAAGGTTTTATGGATGTTATTTATTTAGATACATTAGATAAACCTACTGGTGGTATTGGACATTTGCTTACTAACGATGAATTACCTTCGTATAAAATAGATAGGTATGAAGAAAAAATGATTAATGGTATGAAAAGAAAAGTAGCAGTTGACAAAAAAGGTGATGTAATTAAACTTACACAACAAACTACAGATGATTGGTTTAGAAATGATGTGTCTACTGCTATGAATGCAGCATCACAACAAGCAAAAGATTTAGGTATTGATAGTGAAGATTTTGAAGTTGCATTAACATCTGTTAATTATCAATTAGGTACAGGATGGACAAAAAAGTTTCCATCAGCTTATAAAGCATTAAAGGAAGGAAATTATATGGAAGCAGTAAAACAAATAAATGAAAACAGTCAAGGTGATGCATCTGCTTGGAAACAACAAACACCAAAACGTGTAGAAAACTTTGGTAAAGCTATAATGGATTTAGAAAAAGAACAACCGTCTATGAGTCAAAATGATGCTATGTTAATTAAAGCAAAACAGAATGCATCAAAGGTTGCAGGAAATAGTTTTAATATATTAAATGTTATGAATGATTTAGGCCAAGTATTTGAGCCGTTTGAAGGAGGAGAATAAAATGGACCCAGTTACAATGACTATGATAAGCCAAGGAGTATCTATTGCTCAAGGAATATCAGGTTTTTTTGGCAGTAGAAGAGAACGTAAACGTAAAGCAGCTAAACGTAGAAGAGCACAAACGTTATTAGGACAACAGTATGGTGCATTACAACAAGCAGCTTCTGCAGAACGTGCAGACTTTGCTACACAAAGACAATTTTTAGGTGAAGCACAAGAAATAGAGCAAGCTGGTGCTATACAACAACAAAGATTAGGAATGCAACAACTACAAGGACAAGTAGGTATGACAGGATTAGCAGGTAGCGGTTCTGGTATGCAAGCATTAATGGAAGGTCAAGCAGAGTTTGGAAGACAACAAGAAGCAAGAGCATTACAATCTAGAGAATCTGCATTCCAAATGCAACAAAGAGAAGCATCTGCTATTAGAGATATACAATCAGCTGGGTTCCAATTAGACCAGTATGCTTCTGAGTATGGTATTAAATCAAGTTATGGTAAATCGTTATTAGATATGTATGGAGGAATATAAAATGGCAAGCAACGAAACAATACAAAGTTTAGCTACATTATTACAAGCACTTAGAGGATTCAATGAACCTAGAAGAGAAATGGAAATGTATGCAAAGAAAAGTATGTTACAATTAGAGAATGAAAAATCTTTAGCAGAGTTTAAATACAATTTAGAAAGAATAAAAGCTGAAGAAGACATTTCTAAAACAGATAGTCTTATATCTAAAGTAAAAGAAAGACAAAGAAGGGCAGAGGGATTTGACCCAGAAAGACCTAAAGAAATTTTAGAAAGTGGAGAAGATATTACCGTAAAGCAAGTTTTAGGCGATGAAATAGAACGCACTGCAGTAGAATCTGGTAAAGTGTATGGAACATTTGGTTTTACTGGAATAGGAAAAGGAGTAGGAGTTCCATATTTAATGTCATCTGAAAAAGCTAAAACATATTTAACTAGAAGAGCTTTATATGATTTGAATGAAAATGTTGATAAATTTATTCAGTACGAAGCAGAGGATGCTGCAAATGTATTACCAGGTTCCTCACAAGATAAACAATATTATGAAGATAAAAAAAATCTACAAAAAAGTCTATTGTCTATAGCTAATAGTGGAGAGACTCAGAACTTTAACAGATATGAACAAAAAGTTTATAACGAACTTCTAGATACATTAGGAGACTAAATTGAATACACAGTTGCAATATTTGAATAATCTTTATTCACAAAGATTAATCGATAAACAAACATATTTAACTAGAATAGATTTAGCTTATAAGTCTAATCCACGTGACTTTTCAGAAGAAGATGTAGACTTTATTGAAAAAAGAATGAAGGCTAATGACATTGATTTCAATAGAGATATGGCATCATCTGAGAATAGTGTACGTGATGTATTAAATCAATTTACTTCTGGTGTTGTAGAAGGGTTTACCACACTAGGTTGGGCATCAGAAGCTGATACACAAACAGAAGCATTAGCTAATAAGGTAGGTCACTTTATAGGATTTGCTCCTGATATTATAGCTAGTGTATTATCTATGGGTGCTGCAGTACCAGGGGTTATAGCTAAAAGAGGTGGTGCTAAATTAGCAGTAAAGCGTGCAGTAGGTAGACCAACTAAAGAAGCAGCAACTAAACGTAGTAAGATAGCAGACCAAGTAGTTGCAGCAGAGGCAGCTGAAGAATCTATAAAGCAATCTGCTAGTGGTTTAGCAGCATCAATGGGTCAAAGTGCAGCTAAGATAGAAATAGGTGGATTTAGACCATTTGCTAAGTTTATAGCAGAAGAAGGACAAGAAGAAGCTGTTAAGCTAGCATTGAAAGCTGGTGAAAAAAAAATAAAAGATTTAAAAGGTTGGCAGATACGTTCTATACCTATGCGTGTAGCCGATATGGTTACTGATAATATAGAAAAAAAGATTGCATCATCTGGTTTATTATCACAAGGATTTTTATCTAAAGGTTTATTTAAGAATGAAACATTTCAACAACTAGCTAGAGAAGGTGTACATCTTGGCGTTGCATTAGGTGCTAGCTCTGTATGGAAAGGACCAAAAGCTATTGCAGAATCTACAATGCATGGTGCATTAGCAGGGGTTACTTTTGGTGGTATTGGTCGTTATGTAAACATATCTAAGCTATTATCAAATCCTAAGACAAGAAAACTAGGAGAGCAGGCAGTACGTGATGCAGCAGACAACTCTTTAACTAATGAAACTGCAGCTAATGCATTTGCACGTGGTATATCTGGTGCTGCATTCCAAGGTGGTATGGCTACATACAATCAATTACCATTACCAGAACAAGTCTATGAATATATGATGGGATTCTTTTTTGGTGCTAACTCTAAATCACCACAAGAGATTAAGTTTAGAAAAATGATTGCTGAAAACCCTATGATGAATGGTAATAGCAACATTAACAGATATAAGAAAGACATACAAAAGACTGAGATATATAAAGAGAATCCTGAAGTACAAGAAATGTTTGATAAGCACGTTAATACATTATATTTACAGCAACAACAACGTGCACAGAAAATAGGTGCTAAACTTATTATTGATAGAGAAATTGTTAAGATAGCTGAAGAAAAGAAAATAGATATTGAAAAAGCTAATCCAGAACAACTAAAAGAATTATCAGAAGAAGCAACAAAGTCAGATGTTGTACAATCATTGATGGATAGAGGTAGAACACCAGTAGATTTATATATTAAAAAATTTGAAACAGATAAAGACTTTGCTAGAAAAACACAAGAACGTCAACAGGCAGTAGAACAAGCAGTAGAAAAATTTCAAATAGAAGAAGTTAAAAAAAGATTCTTAGATGGTTTTGACCCTGAGTATAATGCCTATATGAAATCAAAAGATGGCGATATAAACGACCCTATAACTATTAATGCAGCATTAGATAAAGTATATCAACAGATTGTAAAAGAACCTAGCAATTACAACTTAGGCAAATATGATACAAAACAATTATTAATTGAAGGTGTATATCAAAATATAAACGATTATTCTGGATTTGAATCTTATATTAATAGCAAGTTTAAAGGGGTAAAATTTAAAAACGAAGTAGGTGAAGTTCCTTTAAAGTCTATGTTTTTACGCATTAAAACTTATGCAGAACGTTCTCAGTTTGCTATTAATGCATCAGGAGAGATTGTTGAAATAGGTACTGGTAAAGATTCTAAGGGTAAACCCAAACTAGAAGTAGATAAAGATGGTAAAAATCTAGTAGAACGTACTGCTGAAAACTCTATTAACGAACGATACGGACTTGATACACGTGTTATTATTAGAAAAGCAGAAGACCCAAAGAATCCTGGTATATACAAAAAACCATTAGATATATATAGTAAAAAAGAACTTGATGCATTATATGAAAACATACTAGTAGAATACAGTGATTATTATATTTATGGTGGTGCTAAAGACAAAGGAACAATTGTATTACAGAGAGTGCCAAACAATGTCAAAGAAAATCTTAATACTTATGTAGAAGCTATGCTTGAATCTGGTATTAGTAAAGACTATTTAAAAAGTGCAACAGAGCAATTAGAGATGGCATCTAATATGGTATATAAGTTGTTAGACAATGGATATATTGAACGCCCTACTGTTAATAAAGCAGATTTAAAGAAAGCATTAAAAGAATTAAAACAAGATATAGCTGAAGGCAAAATTAATGGCGATGTATTAAAAGACAACAAATACGATACATTACCACAAAGTGATGTAGTACCTATGGATGCAACAGACCTTGCTAAGGTTATGGATGGTGATATATACGGATATCTAAACTTAGTAGGTGTTACCGATAAAAAACTAAAGAAGTATGGTATAGAGTTAGAATCTGGAACTGATGGTGGTTTTATTATTAGAGAAGATGTATGGAATAGTATTGGCGATAAATTTGGTTGGGCTAAAGATTACGGATTTCTAAAACCTGTTATTGTAGCAAACCCTAGAATGGGTAGAGGAGAAATACGTACTAAGTCAGGTGGATTTAAACCAGAGTCTGCTGGACTAAATAAATTAATGATGGATACTAATACACATATTCTAGTATATGGTAGTGGTATTAAACAGCTTGGTAAATTAAAACTTAATGAATTGATAGAAGGTAAGAATGATACTTGGTCATTTAAAGATGCACTTGATGTTGCTAAGATTAGACCTGAAGAACTAGGTATTAATGAATCAGTTACTGATTATGTGTATAAACAAAAAGAAGAAATTAATAGACAAAAAAAATTAAAGTTATACAAACAATTTTTAGATAAAAATACATTACAAGATTTTGACCAAGCATATTTTGATGCAATACAAGAATTACGTATTAAAAATATGGAAGGTAATAAAAAATTAACACAAGAATTTTTAAAAAGTGGAGACGATTACGTTAAGTTTGACATTGATACTATTAATGTACAAGATTTAATTGATACATTACAAGCAAATCCTACCACCAAAAAAGCAAAGGAAATAGTAAATCAATTAAATAAACAAGTAAATAAAGACACTGTAGAACTATCTGATGTTGCTACATTAGATATGGCAGAAATAGCAGACTTAGGATTTACACCAGAGGTATTAAAGAAAACTGATTACGCATTTAATGTAATGAAAGAGAATCAGAATTTTATATCTAATATCCTTGCTAGATACATTGTAGGTAGAAGTAATCAAATAGGTGTAGAAAGTGGATTTAAGGCCTATGCTGGGCTTTATACGCCACGTTTAGAACGTATGCATGGTCTTAAAGAAACAGAGTTTATGCTCGGAGAACAACATAGAAAAAATCCTATAAAAGTTGGTCAAGAAGTAATGACTCTTGAACAAGCATATAAAAAATACAAAAAACTTCAAAAAACTAAAGAAGATAAGTTAATGTTAGATTTACTAGAAGATGCTTTAACATTCTTGGTAATGCGTACGCCTAATAGTGGTAATGGTGGTGTAAGAGCATTGGCATTTAAAGGGTTTGTAGAACGTGGTGGATATAATTTCTTTGCATCAGAGTTAAACGATTTGTATTTAGGAGGTATGGATAAAGATGGTGATACAGTAACAGGATATCAATCATTGCCTTCTATAGTTAAAAAAGCATTTGGTAATCCTAAAATACAATATGAATTACAAGATGGTAATATTAGTGCTACACCTAGAGATTTAAAAGTTATGAAAAATAAATACGACAAACAAGGTCGTAGTATTGCAGAAACTTTATTTGATGTAGTATTTCAAGATAAAGAAATTAGCGAAGGTCAAAAACTATCTATGTTATTTAGCACCAAAGAAAGAATAAAAGCTGCTAAAGCTGCATATGAAGGTAAAAAAGCAGTAGGTACTATTGTAAATGCTACTACAGATTTTCAAATGTTATTTGATATTATAACTACTAATGGTGGTAAATTGAATATTGGAAATGGACTTACCTTAAAAATTAAATTAAACGACTTTGGATTTTTAAAAGATGTAAGTTATACTGGTATTAATATTGCAGTAGATAGTGCAGAGTTTGTAAAAATTGGTAAAGCTACTGATAATGTACAAAAGATATTTGAAACATTTTTTACAGTACAACGTAATGGTAAAGATATTAGCACACAAAAATCTAGCAAGTGGTATACATTAACCAATAACAAACAAACAAGTTTACACGCATTTAAAGTATTTTCTAAAGCTATACAAAGCAAAAAAGATGTATGGGTAAATCCTGAACATAGATATACTGGTAAAGGAAAATATAGAAAAATTAAAAATCCATCATTAATTAAAGCTGCTAAAGACTTTATAGACCAATGGCAACCATATATGAAACAAGGTGCAGAAACAAATTACTTTATGCAGCAAGCAAAGATATTATCTAAGTTAGATATGGGTGGAGAGTTTTTAAACTTTAAATTTACTAGTCCAGAAAATGTTGTGGCGTACTTACAACGTACCTATCAAAACCTTAAGAAGAGTAGCACATTTAAAGAATTAGAGTTGTTAGATTTTTATAAAGATTTGAATGTAAAGTTTTTAACTAATGATTTAAAAGGTGGTAAAAATCTTAGAGGAACAGTAAATAATCTTATTGGTGTTGACTTGTTAACACGTAAAGGAGATTACATTATAGAGTTATTAAGTAAACAAGGTATGGCTAGAGAAAACATTATACAAGATTTACAAACCATATTAAGAAAAACTTTTGAAATGAAACAAGGTGAAAACAGTAGAGCTATTGCAGAGTCTATACTTGATATGAAAAAAGTAATGAATACTATGTTAAGTAAACGTATTAAGAATCCACAAGCATTAAACATTGTACGTAGAGAAATGTATGCGTTTATGGATTTTGCATTACACGCACATCCGATTGTAAAAACAAAAGGAAATCCTAAGCTTGGTGATTCTATTTATAATAATAAACTTAAAAAGAATGTAGAATATACATTGAATGAAGGTTATGATAGAATACAAGAAATATATAAAGATTTAGAAAAAAGATTTCCTGATGAAAGTACCATGAAGTATGACAGTGATACTAATGCAAAGCTATCAGAAGTAAGAAACATTAAGAATGCTATTGAAAGATTACAAAACGAATTGATGTTTAAGAATCCTGCTATTGACCCTGCTAATAGTAAAGTATTTTTCAACACCATAGATGCTGTATATAATAAAACAAATGAAATTAAAGCACCAGAAACTACTAAGAATGCAGATATACCAGTAAGTAAAACTAGAACAGTTAAGGTTAAAGATTTAGAAAAAGGTGTCCGTGAAGAAATAGCTAAAGAAAAAGAAAACAAACAAGAAATAATTATTGAAGAACAATATAGAAAAATTCTAGTAGATAAAGAAACTGGTGATGCAAAAATTAGTTTTGAAGAAGCTTATAAAGACCCTAACGTAACAGAGTATGGTAAAGCTGTATTGCGTAGATTAGAAAACTTTTTAAAAAAATATAAAGGTTTTGGTCCTACTATTGATGCTCAATTTGAATCTTTTACTACGGGTAGACCATTTCAAGGATTTCAAATAGGTAAAGAGTTTACTGATGCTACTGCAAAAGATATAAACAATTTTATGAATTATTATGATTCTATGTTACAACCTGGTATTGTTAAAAGATTAATGCAAAAATCAATAAAATTTAGCAAAGAAAAAGGAATATATTTTGTAGATGGTACACCTACTTGGTTTGAACATTTTGCTACTACTACATTGAAAGACCAATTAAAATTTATTGAAAACAAAAAAGAATTTTTAACTCCAGGTCTTGTAAAAAATATAGTAAAAGATAAAGATGGTAATATTAAATATAAAATTGGTACAATGCCTTTTAGTACTATAGAGTTAAATACAGAATTAATTTTAGTGTTTCATCAAATGAATAATGCTAAACAAAAAGACATTGAAGAGCAGATAGAACAAAATTTACGTTTAATTCGACCAGAAGACAGAGCTCAAGGTAATAACTTTACTACCTTGTTTAAATTTGCTATGATACGAAGAGAAGCAAATCCTGCTAAAGATGGCACATTAAAGTATTATGATGGTATTAAAAACAGAGAACAGGAAATAAATATAGAAAACAAATACAATGCACTTAAAGCAGAGTTTGACAAAATGACTAAAGAAGGTGTAAAATTTAATTTTGAAACAGAAACTGGCGTTAAAGGTGAGCGTATAAATAAAACACCAGAACAAGTTGTAAAAATGATAAATGATGCATACACGAATATTATGACAACTGTTGCAAGAGATGTAATACTAAGCAACGTTTCTACGTTAAAAGATAAATTAATAAAAGTCGGTAAAAAAATTAATGAATACAAAATTACAGATGAAGAAATCTTAACTGAACCTAAGCCAAATGAAAAAGGATATGTTGATAAAAAAATTGCTTACGATTTACAACAAAAGAAAATAACATTTTTAGATGCAAACGGATTGCTTTCAAATCAAACAAAAATAGACGCATTGTATGCAGGTTTAAGTGAATTAATTGCTAGCAATCCATTAAGCGCTTTAAGACAATTACCTTCCATTACTGACGTTAACTTTTTTAGATACTACCAAAGATTAAATGAACATCTTGAACGTGTGTTTGAAAAAGAAATAAAAGTTAAAGGAAAGATGGTAAAGTTAGATTTTACAAAACAATTATCTAAAGAAGAATATGCTGTAGTTAGAAAAGTAAAAGAAGATTATATGCGTAATAAACCGCTAACAAAAATTATTAGTATAGGTAGATATTTAGCATCTGATGGTACTAGTAAATATTATGTTCCTCATACAGATGCTTTTGGTACTAAGTTTAGAAGAGAACAAAATGAAGCAGCTATAGAAAAAATTATACAAAAAGAATTAGAAAAAGCTTCTAAAGACCCTAAAATATTATCATCTATAGACTTAGAATTTGCTGCAAGCAATAGAGATGAAATATCTTTTAAAAAAGCTTTATTAAGATATGAAATATCATTAAGAGAAAAGTACGAAGGATATAATACTAAAGGTGTCGATAGAATAAATGATATAGCAGAGCTTGCTATTATAGAAGATTTTACTTTACAAAAACCTATGGATAGTGCAAGATATAATGGACACTTGAAAGGTAGAAGTGAAGAAGTTAGTTTACCTGAATGGGACCTTGGTATTAATCATGTAGATAGGTATGTAGGTTCTATGTATAGAAATTTAATTAATAGCAACCTATCATTAAAAGTAGGTAATAATATCAAACGTTTTGTAAATAAAAATCCACTAAGAACAGATAAAGATATTACAGAGTCTTGGGCATACTTTATGATGGATGTTGCTAAGAATCAAATGGGATATCCTTCTATACGTAATTTTGATATTCATGGTATTACACAAAAAGAATTTGATTTACTAAAAGATTATGCTAAAAATGATTTTGATAAAAGTTTTGTAAAAGGTATGCGTAAACAAAAAGACTTTTTAGAACGTGTGGACTATCATATTGGATTAGACACATTACAGCGTGGTTCAGTCAGAGCAGAAATAGAAGCTATGAAACGTAACAACATAGACCCAGATACAAGATTAGAACGTGCACAAGCAATGGCTAAAGAATTAAGAATGGAAAATTTATCTAAATTATTACAAGAAAAAAATATAAATAAAATAGGTAGATTTGGAAATGGTTATGGATTAATGACAGATGAATCTGTTATTGAGTTTACTGAACGTATAGACAAAGTATTTGGTGGTAAAATATTAGATGCAGCACCTAAAAATAGAGCTGCAAGAGATATGTACATAGCAAGATTAGGACAAAATTTAAATGACCTTGAAGGTAAATTTGAAATGATGTCGTTGTTGTTTCACCCTAAAACATTTTTAACTAACATATATGGTGGTGGTAGTAATACTATTACTGATGTAGGATTAAAACCATTTACAGATGCGTTATCTGATACTTGGTGGAACGATAATGTATGGGGTGAAAATACAACATATAAAATTTTAGACTCTGCTAGTGGTGAAGTTATTACCAAAAGAATTAGAAATAGAAAAGAGTGGGAAGAATGGCAAGCATACATTGGTACTTTTGAAGATATGTTAATTAATGAAGCACAAAAAGATTCAAGATTCCAAACCGTAGGTATGTCAGAACCATTAGTTAAAGCAGTTAAAACTGTATCTAAAACAATTAGTAAAGATGGATTGCGTGATAAAAATGAAAAAGAATTTGATAACTTTGCTGATATGACTACTAGAGAAGTGTTTAAAGAGGTAGGTGCAGGCAAAGCTATTACTAATGCTGGTGCTGTTTTTATGAGAAAATCTGAGTTTTTGTTACGTAGTAGAACTTGGGATGCAGCATACATAAATGCTAGAAAAATTTTAGGTGAGTTTGGTAAAAATTTACCTTTTGACCATCCTATGTTAATACAATTAGCTAATAGAACTGTAAAAGCATCACAGTTTATTTATCATGCAACACAAAGACCTAATGTAGCTAATACATCTTTAGGTAGAGTCATGACACGTTTCCATCCTTATGCTTGGAATAGTATTGGTAGAAGAATTAAAATATATAGAGGTGCTAGATTTGAAGAGTGGTCTGGTGGTTATCAAACTAAAAGAGCACAAAGACAACTTACTGCAGACTTAATGGCATTAGCACTTGCTAATGTATTTGTTGCAAGTATATTTGATTATGCATTATCACCTCCTATGAATTGGATGCAAGATACTTCTATGTTATTATTTGGTGATGAAGAAGAAAGAGAACGTGCATTCTTTAGTCAATACCCGCATCCAGTATTATCACCATTAAGTATTGTAACACCACCTGTTGCTCGTTTTGTTTTAGCACCAACAACTGCATTATTAAATGGTGATTTTGAAAATCTAACTAAATATCAATTAGCAACTTATTTTCCATTTGGTAGATTTGGTAGAGATGTAGCTAGAACTTATAAAAGTCCTGCTATGTTTGGTGAATTTATGTTTGGAATACCTGTTCATACGCTTCATGAACTAAGAAGAGACCAAATTGAAGCAAATGAAGAAGAAATAGAAGAAGATTTAGATTAGATATACCATTGATATAGGTTTAAGCCTCTAATCAATGCGAGATTCAACTATCTTTTATTAGGCGATAGTTAGTATTAAAAAAATATTTTACGAGCTTCTAGGGCTATTCTCGTAGACTTTTTTTGAGCAACTTGTCACTTTCTTTAGATAAATCGCTTATAATACGTTTTAATGGAAAATTTTCTTTAAATATGATATTATTTTTATTTTGTTCATATTCTTTTGTTAAACTCCATGTTTTATCTTCATTCATTTCAAGACTCTACTTCTGGTTTATAATAAACAGCAATAGAATTTATAGATTTTAAATATTTAACTACTCTATTCTTTGCAACTTGTTTAGTAAATAATCTTTCTATTTGTTTTCCAGTTAGATTTTTACATTTATCTCCTACAGGAAAAATGCGTAGGCAATAATCTATTTCTTTATAACCTTTCATTTAACACTTCTTATACCTTCCATTAATCTTTCTACGCTTACTAATACACCTAGTGATGTATTATTATCACCACCAGGCATATCTTTTACACACAATTTACTTTTAATTAAATAACGTAATGCTTTTTTTAATAGCTCTGTATCAACAATTAAAGTGCAACCATCTTGTAATATGTATGCCCACTTATTAGCTTTGGTAGTAGAAATACCAGATGGTTTACCTCTTGATTCATATTCTATATATACATTACCAGTTTGTTGAGTTTGTCTATCACGTTTTACCTCAACTTCAGAATCATTTAATAGTTTAGCAATTTCAGTTTCACCTTCTTTGCCGAACTTTAAATCGTATTGAAAATCAGAATTGTAATCCATTAATCCTCCAATACTAATAGAATATTTTTTGTACTCATAATTAAATATTCTTGTTTATCTATTTCTTGAACTACAAACCCTGGACCAAATAATACCTTGTCTCCTATTTCTAGTTCTTCTGCTTTACTACCAAAAGCTACTACTTCACCAACATTTTCTTTGATTGCTACATCTGTTGTTAAAATAATACCTGCTTCTGTTTTATTTTCTCTAGATTGCTGTTTGATTACAACTTCATCTCTTAATGGTTTCATATTGTCTCCTTACTATTCCCCCTCTAGTTAATATATATTATACATCAGTGCCAACCAAGTGTATTTGCTTCGTTATATTAAGAATAAAGTGGATTTTTACCACCCGCTTCCTTCAAAGCGTGTTAATAGTTGAGGGGGAATAATTATTATTCTTCTTCAAATAGTTTATGTATCTTTTCTAGCATTTTTTTTATAATCTTACGCTCACCTGGTGATACCCAAGGTGCTTTCTTGAAATTAAGCAATGCTGACCGCATTATCAATAACTCTTCTTTATTAAACTTAGTCATCACAACACTCACAATTACCTATTCTAGGTTCAAAGCTATCGGTTGAATCTTCTGAGGCTCTAAGTATTTTATTTTCTTCTTTTATGAATGGGTTTTCTAATTTATGTAATGCTGCTCTAATTACATCTGTATCTATATTAGGCATCTTAACTTCTCTATACCTATGTTTAATCGTAATTATATTAGCTAAACCTTTTAACACCATATCTATTTCTTCTTTATTTAGCTTTACCGTTGCCATCTTTTATCTCCTTCATCATTTTTATCCATTTTTTTAGAGGCATAACTATTAACGCCTCCTTTCTATCCATCCTAGTCACAACCGCATCTACATCATCTCCATGATTTTCTGGGTATAACCATTGTGCTATTTTCTTTCTACGTTTTGCTTGTATGGTCCAACCTTCTACTACACAATCAACTACTTCACTATACCCTAGTGACCTACCATCTGAGGCATAGGCCCTCTTTGCAGAGAGCCCTTCCTCTTTCGACTGATTAACGATTTCTCGTTCAAGATTGTTACCACGTATTTTATTTGGATGTGCCATTCCACAACCTCAAAGTGAACTCTAATCCAATTGGACCTATTCCAAAATTAAATGAAAAGTGTTCTCCTCTTTCTTTTTGATATGTAACACCGATAACAAATAAATACAAAAACACAATTTCTTGTGCCATAATATTTTCTTTGTTAACTGTTCTTATGTTTATCATTTTAACTCCAATCTACATTTCTAAAGGTCATTGTTTCGTAATCAAAGAGTGCTGTCATTTCAAACTTGCCATCATCTCTTGATTTCTCACTAGATATTACTCTAGCTTTCTCGTCACGATTACCTTTAACCATGATTACTTTATCTGCTTTCTGTACTACGTTAGTACTACCCTTCAATGAATGTAGAGCTATGGTGTTACCTGCTGCAGATATCTTGTTTACGTGATGCACAGCTATAATAATTATATTATGTTTCTGTGCCATTTCTTTTAATGCACCAATGATAATGTTTTGTCGTTGTATTTCAGACTCAACTCTATCAACATGAACTTCATCAGTAGTATCTACTACAAGAATATTAGGTTCATGTGTAGCTATTACTTTCTTGATAGCTTCTATCTCTGGTGCTATAGTCATTACTTGTATATGACCAAGTTGTTTCTCAAATGATATATTAGGATTAGACTTTACTTGGTCTATTACCCATTTCTCAGTTTGATTGTTTGCTATTTGTACAAATCGTCTAAATGTAAGAAATTCATTCATCTCTAAAGATAGAAACAAAGTATTTTTATTAGCTCTTTGTACTACATTTTGTACGAACGCAGATTTACCCATACCAGTATCACCAGAAAATACTACAAGTTCTCCTGGTTTAATTACATAGTCTTGGCAATCGAATATATCAGCCATATTAATTGACATTTTAGTTACATCATTTTGTAAGTATTCTACTAAAGATGCTGTCAATTCATTTACATCTTTAATATCTAATGTATAGTCTTTACGTTTAAAGTGTATACATTTAGGGTCACAATATTCTGCCATGATAACATCATTGCAGCCATACTGGTAGTTTCCGTCATACACATTACTTACTGTCCTTATTATTTCTTCATCATCCATTGTTCCTGCACTCCATTGTAACATACCATTTAATGCTACAATATAAGGAACACCTGCACGTTTGTATGTACTAGACATACGCATCATTTTCATATTTCTTTGTCCTTTTACTGGACCTTCATTGAATGCGTGTTGCATACACGTAACAACAGATGTAGTATCTTTACTACGATAGTTTCCTCCTGTTACTGCTTTAGATGTAGATACAATAAGGTTTTGTAAATACGGTTCTACTTCTTTGTCTCTAAATAAATCATCGTACCAATCACAATCTTCATTACGATATGATTGATATGAATCACTATTAGAAGCCATTTCTTGCACTTCAGCATAATCTAAATTCCAGATTCTATGATAAGGTATATATATTTTATATAAATCTGTCTTTTTATTTAAGCTAAATGGTGCTCTTATGATACGGGTTTTATCAAATATACTATCTGCAAATGATAAATGTTCTTTCATAGTAAGCTTTACTTTTTCATGTAATACTCTACTTGGTTGAAAGCCAAATACATTTAATAGTTCTATATGATATCCCTTACCACTGAACCATATATTAACGTGCTTTTTGTTAATGCCCAGGTCTTGTATTTCACCTAGGCATTGTAACAAATAAGGTTGGAACTGGTCATCTGGTATATTACCTTTATCTACATCCAATATAATTGAATCTAAATATGTAAGACCATCAAATCCTTTAACAGTACGATTTTTTTCTACATAATCTTTCATAGTTTCATCAAAGCTGTAATAGCTTCTATACATTTCACCATTCCATTCATGTTCACTAATCATACTATTAAATTCATCTACAGTACACACAGTTCCATTACGACTGGAAACACTACCATTGATTATTTCAATTATAGTCTCTTTATTTTCCATCCTTTTACCTTTGTATCTGAATTAATATATTCTTCTAACTCTATTCCTAAACGCATTAAAGTGTTACCTTCACGTATCTTTCTAAATGCCCTAGAATAAGTACTTGGGGTATGTACTTTTTGGTGTGCTAACCTTCCGTAGACAGGCACTTCACTTTCTAAATCATAGCTAGCAAAGTGTCCGTCGGAAGATTTAGCCTTAGAGTCAATCCATCTTAATAAAATGTCTTGAGCAGTCATTAAAATGGTAAGTCGTCTACCTTCATACCATTGTCTAAAGTGTCTCCACTTTTAGCTTCAAGTATTTCAGGTGTAGGTTTCATGTAGTTCTTAGGATAACCTTTTGCAACTTGGTCCATAAAACGCTTACCAAGTTCATCCGTATTATCTAAAGATGATACTACTCCCCATGTAGCGTTCTTATATTTACCAGTTGATTTGTAATTCAGTACTGCTACTTCTTTACCAATTAACTTTTCTACATTTACTTGACCTACATCAGATACATTTAAATCAGCGTTAGCTGCAAGATACAATGTATTCACATCATCTGGATATTTAAGTCCAGTTACAATACCATTATTATCTTTTTCAAAGTTCTGATTGATGAATGAAGTATAGTTATATCCACTATCTACATCTTCATACTTCATACGAATACTACAGTCATTGTATTGAGAATCTATTTGTTCTGCTTCTACAATTCTGCAGTGATTGATAAACCAATTTTTATTTGAAGTGTTGGTTTTCACTTTTGTTCCAGTTATAGCCATATTATTGAGCTCCTTCTGTTTTCGTTAACGATTCAAAGTACTCTGTACTCTGACTTACTTTAAGTTTAGTATCAAAGAATCCTGCTTGTCGTTTTTGTTTGTAACGCAAGTGGTCTTCTTCTGGTAGTTTACCTGCTTTAGCTGCATTATTAGCTGCTTTATCCATAGCTGATAATGATGCTACTGTAGGATTAATTTGCTTTTGTTTTGCTTTAGCATTATCTATTTCTTCTTTACTAGCAATAGAAAAGTCACCACCAAAGCCTGCAAATGCTAATGCACGACCTACTGCTGATGTTTCACCATTTTCTAATGCTGATGTTTTGTTTACAAATCCTGTATTATCACGCTCTGCTGCATGACCAACATAAAACCATTCTGGTTGTTGTACAGGGTTTGGTCTAACTATTGCTTTAATTACATACTCGTTACAAGATTCTCCTGTAGGTGTATCTGTAATTTGATTTACACTTAGTACTTGTGTTTCAATAGTTGATTCTGGAAATTCATCTGCGAATGCGATGATTCTATCTTTTACTTCGGTATATTCTTTACCTTTAAACTTCATATAATATCTCCTTATTATATTTTTATTATTATTGGACTAGTAAGTTACATATAATAACTCACTAATCCAATTACTTTATCTATTCATATCTACGCTTATCCATAACCGCAGGCATACCAAGGGGTGTGTCATCAAGATATCTTAAATCCCAACCTCTTATCATAGTATTTTCTCTCCAGGTACAATAAACATAATATGACCATTCATCTACTAATTTAGGTTCAAGATAATATTTACGCTGTTCTTCTATCTCAAACCCTTCTATTCTTTTCATTACAAACTGCTTTGAAAGTAATTGAAGTTCATCCTTTCTATATCTCTTCTTTTTCATAGATTTCCTCCATATACTTTATTGTTTGATAGGTAATATTAAATAATACACTACCCATCTTATGTGCTTTATTTCGTTCATCTTCAGTTTTAGCTTTAGCAATTAGATTAAGTCCTATAGAAGATAAATACACAATAGCATCACATAGTTCTTCGTATGCTTCTTGTGTAAATATTCTACCATCTGATTCTTCTATTGGTACCTGCATACCATACTTTTCAGCACCAATATCTAATCGTTGACCAATGTCATCAATCAATAATGATGTATACTTTACTTTCTTTGGTACTATATTCTCAGCATCAAGCTGTTCACGAACCATCATCAAAGTGTTTTGTATGTTTGTTATTATTCTTGCATTATTCTCCATCTCTAATCCTTCCTAAGTATGTTTGATAACTTTCTAATGTTTTATTGTATATAGGAATTATTTCTTGCATTATGTCTTTTAATACATCTAATTGTGCTAGTTCTCCTAGCTCTTCAAATGATTCACTAAATACAATTCCTGTTGCTACATCTTCATCATGATATATTGTAGCACATATTTCTTCATTATTTTTCATTAACCCTCCATATGTTTTGTTCTTAAATGTTCTTGTCGTTCGTGATTTAAGTTTGATATATCACCTTCTATTTCATCTAATGCTTTTTCAAACTCTTCTCGCATACTATCAGTATCTATGTAGTATCCTCCTTCTTCGTCAAAAGAATAGTATACATCAATAGATATACTTGCATCTATTTTTTCTTTACCATTTGCTATTTCATTATTCACATTCTACTCCCTGCTGTTATTTCATCATATTTATCTTTATTGCCTCCACATTCTTCAGCAATCTTTTCTGTCCATTCAAAGTATGTTAATGGTGCTACTTCATCATTACAATTATTACACCAATATGTAGTTTCTTCAACACATTCTGTAACTTCAAGGGTGTTCATATTGACCCACGCTTTTTCGTCTACTTCTTCAGTACCACAATAATCACATACCCACATATCATCCATATCTTTTTTATTCGTTTCCATCTGTATCCTTTGCTCTAAATTGTTCTACCCAACTATCAGCATATCTTGGAACAAACCCTGTGCCTGTAAACCAAAACCAACCTCTACCATATAGTTTGTAGAACTCTTCACGTTCTTTTATACCCTTTTTACTCCAAGGGTCTACATTTTTATGATTTTTTAATCGTTCTTCAAAGCTTTCTTCAAACTTTAAAGGATTATTATTTTTATCGTATTTCATATATTCTCCTATTTTATCATCCCCTAGCCGTGTTTACCATCTAGATTTATACACCGTTACGACATACTAGGCCGACACTAGGGGACAATATGTTTGGCTGTATCCTGGAGAACTGAACCATTTAACTCACTACTCAGGGAGCACCAATTATTAAATTACCAACTACATTCGTAGATAACTGTTTCGTCATCTGCTAATGCTTTTCTTGCAAATTTTACAAATTCTAAATCTTGTTCTTTGTAGTAATCTGCTTGATACTCTTGTATTTCGTGACCCCAAAAACATCCACCGTCACAAAAATAACCACTGTATTGACTGTTTATAGCTTTTTCTAATTGATTAATATCATCTTCGGATAATTCTAAGCTATTCCAACTAACAGGATTCCAATAAGTATCTTCGTTATCCATTCCTATTTCTTCCCATTTATGTTTTACATTATTTCTTTCCATATATAATTGATTCATAAACTCTTGAAGTCTAGCGTGTTTACGCCATTCAAATGGACCTGCCATTTGATATTCATCTACTTTTTTATCACCTTCTGGTGTTTTATATTCATATGTTTTTGTACGCATTGTACCTGCATATTGGTCTAAACCCATTTTATACTCTCCTTATTTTATTATGATTCAGAACTGAGGTAGTAATGCGTCACGGTGACCGCCTTACATACTACCTCTATTCTGATTATGTACTCAATTAGTCTTGAAGTTCACCTGTTTCTGGGTTCACTTCCTTCATACCATTGTCAGTCTGTTTTAAACTATCTATGATATCAACATTTTGATTAGCAAGTCTATCTAACATAAACTTTCTAATTTGACTTATATGCATATCAGCATTCTGGTGGTCTACCATATCTAGTTTATCACCAAGGAACTCGTCAATAGCATCCCAGTCAAGGTTCTTACCTGTATCGTACATATAAGTCATTAACTTATCATCAGCAGGGTGACAGGTTTTGTACCATTCAATACCGTCTTCATAGATATTAAACGATTCACTTTCTACTTCATAATCTATGTCTTCGTATACTACTTCATTTAGTGCTTCTTTAAATGGGTCTGTATCATCAAATTCAGGTTCACCACCTTCAATCAAGACTTCATTTAGATTTACACAGTTAGCATAGACATCGTGTATTTCGTGTTCTTGTTCGTAATAACTTACACGATAATCAGCATTTGCTGCAACTTCACCAAATTCATATAGGTTCTTTGCTGTTTGTCTTGCTGCTTTATCATAGCAATTATTAAGACCATTGTAAATATCAATAGCACTCAATGTTTGTGTATTGATATCCATTGCATTCATTATTTTCCAGTAATTAAAGAACATACCAGAAATATTATCGATACTTGGTGCTTGTCTATCCTCACTACCAAGTCTATTATATAGAAACCACATAGTTCTATCTATCATTTTACTCTCCTTTTTATTATTATCATTATTAATCTAATAAAGCCATATATGCTTTTGCATTATTGTCTCTAAACCAATTCAAGCCTTTGCGAACAATCTGTATTAAATCAGAACTTCGTTCATATCCAGGCATCATTTGTGCTCCCATTATCATAGAGTAGACACTTTCTTCTACTGGTGATAACATATATACTTCTCCACTGAATGGATTGCGTACATTAAGCATATCGTGACCTCTTTCTAAGAATGCCACTTGTTTTAAATCGTATGGAAACTTAGTATATTTTCTGTTTGTAGTAACTTCGTTTCCTGCATTATCTGTATATGTTATATTATCTTTATTCATCTATAGCTCTCCATATTATCATTATATTTATCTAACGCATATTCTTCTTCTTTGTTCCACCTTTCTTTTACTTTTTCTATTCTTGTGCGATACAATTCATCATTGTCTGCGTCATAATAAACAAGCCAAATTGTATCTCTATCTATTACTTCTTTACTTTTTATTTTCATATTATTTTCCTTATTATTACTAAATTTATTAGATAGATAAAAACCATATGTGCACTCTTCTTCGAAATATGTTCTTGCTTATAAAGTGTTTCTACACACAAGTATTATAAGTACTAATGATTGGCCTAATCATGAAATATTCTACTGTATGTGCTTGACATCCTCATTATAAAACATTCTATTTTTACCTATCTAAAATCTTATCAGGGGTGTGCTGGCAAGGGAAAGGAAGTACTAACTGATATAAACAAAACCTTGCCACGCACTTTAAAAGATTAACTTCCTTTACTTAATCTACCCACGAAGGGGTCCATTGCATATTAAATGATACCGTAATGGTGCTATCTTCTTCTACTGTTTCATCCAGTATCTTGATAACTTCATTACGCATATTTTCTATGCTTTTTCTCTCTGACTCTATTTCTGCTTGTTTAACTGTATGTTTTATTAAACTATCAGTTACTGCTTGTTCTTCTTCAGAAAGCTCTGGTAATTCATAATTAGACCTTGTTTCCTTTTTAGGTAATGGTCCTGTACTATTCTCAATAGTTACTGGTTTATAGGTTGTTGTTACCCAACCCATAAAAATTAATAATACCATTATTGTTATTGTTAAACTTGCTATCATTTTATTCATTATTTACTCCTTTTACATTTTGGGTAACATTCTTTTGGACTATAGTTACCACATTTATTACATCTAAACATATTATTTTTCCTTTCATTATCTTAGATAGATAAAAGCCATAGTGCTTGCACCGCTCTTAGTCGTCTTTGATATGTTTTTGCAGTGTGCCCTCTTTTTCCGACACAGAAATGAACACTGTATAGTGAACTATACATTATAAATTAATATGGTGTTCTATATCTTTTTACTACCTTTTATTTTATCTATCTATTTCTTTTTTTGTGTGTGAATATACAAAATAAAAGGGAAATAATCTATACCATTATAGACTATTGTGCACATAGTTGCATTAGTATCATTACTGTTCATCCTGTAATGCAATTATTTCCCTAATATTTCTTGCCTCTTGTAATTCTATATTAAACAGACTACTACAATAGTATTTCAGGTTTCATTCTTTGAAATCCCTATCGTAGTAGCTGTTGTTTGCCTCTAACTATAGAATGCTGATTGACTACCGCTTGTTGTAGATAACATATCATACCTACGATAATCACTCATCAGATTCTTTACTTCTTGTAATGATTGACATTCATCTAATGCTAATAACGCATTGGTCTTTAACATTTTGAACTCAAACATTTTAATACCAAAGGCTACATTCCACCTTTGATTTAATTCACATATCAAGTGATATCTTATACTTTTCATTTCAGTTTCCTTTTTATTATTTAATATTAAAACTATGTAAGGGGTGTGTTTCCCTTACCTACATTTTATGTAATATGATGGAATGCTCAGAACGCTTCCTCTGAGTGAAGTATTGGGACTTTCGCCATTCATTCCACCAATTACAAATAATATTACTTAATGCGTCTTACATTGGCCGTCATTCCCATTGACCTTGAACAATGTCAAGGTTTGTCGTCGGTTGCGAACACGCACGTATTTTTTAACTAACAGGTGCTACCTGTGGCCGTATCTGCCTCCTAGAGGTGTACGCATTAAGTAATATTACAATTTTTTTGTTGTAGGGTATTAAAGGTATATGGTGCCACGAATGACACCATACACCAAGGAAGTTATAACTATGCACCAGGCATAACTAAGAACTTTCTATACGATTGCTTACTGATGGTTACACCAGTACCAACTTCCTTGCAAGATAAATTCCTTGCACTAAGTTTCGCTTTGCAC